AGTTGCGAGGAACTGGCGGGGCTGTTGGAAAGGGATGGGGAGAATGAGAGAGATTAAGTTTCGGGCATGGGACAAGGTTATGGAAAAAATGTATGAAGTCGGATATATAGACTTTTCTAAAGAAAAAGTGCAACTAGCAAGCATTATTGATGGAATTTGTTATGCGGTGTACATCTCTCCTTTGAAAGATGTTGAACTACGTCAATATACAGGAGAAAAAGACGCACACGGAAATGAAATTTACGAAGGTGATATTGTTTATCAGGAATTTTATGACCGAATTGAAGAGTCTCATGGGTTTACAGGAGTAGTTAAACAAGAAGAAGGTGCGTGGTGGATTGATAACGAGAAAGACCGTGGAGAACGACTATGGAGTGAAGTAAACCTAAACCATATTAAGGGTAATAAATTTGAGAATCCGGAGTTATTACAGGGAGGTACTGGAGAATGAGAGAAGCGATTGAGGGATTTATAAAAGGATTACATGAATCGGCAGTAGAGAGCAGGAAAGAAGCCGATAAAGCTTTTGATAACGGAGATTTAGGGTTAACTGGATTTCATAGAGGGCAGTGGCACACATTCGAAAATACGGCAATCGCATTAGAAGACCTATTATCTGATCACGAGGAGGAAGAACAATGAAATATACAGAGCATGGCACGTTTGAAGTAACTCAATTATTAGCAGAAGCGAAGGAGACTGAAGAGAATGGCAACTAAGATCATTGTTTATACGAAAAATAATTGTCCTAACTGTATGCATGTGAAATTCGGATTAGAGGCAGCAAAGATGGAATTTGAAGAGAGAAACATAGAAGAAAAGGAAGAATACAGAAAAGAGTTCGACGCTTACGGATATACCGCAGCGCCAGTAACGGTATTCCCAAGTGGAAATGTACTTGCAGGATTCGAAAGGAAAGAGTTTGAGGGTGAGTTGGGATTCTAGGAGGGATCGAATGAGGAAAGAAACTAAAATACAGCTGGAAGGTGAGCTTGAAACAGTAGAAAACGAGATTTACAGGAAGCAATATCATTTAAACGGATTGAATAGCGAAAAACGGAAGACAGAGAAGTCTTTGGAAGAGCTGAAGAGCCGGAGAGAAGAATTGAAAAGTTACCTATAAGGAGCGAAACAGGATGAATTTAAGAGTGAAGATTAAGCGAGTGAAAGATGTGGAGTTGCCGCGATATGCGAAACCAGGGGATTCGGGATTCGATCTTGTGGCAGCAGAAGACACGATTATACAACCGGACGAAACGAAAGTTATTTCTACAGGACTTGCTTTTGAAATACCGCCAGGATACGAACTCCAAGTGAGACCGCGTAGTGGCATATCAAGAAAAACAAAGTTAAGAGTAGTTCTTGGTACGGTTGATAGTGGTTTTAGAGGTGAAGTTGGGGTGATTGTAGACAACATTTCAGATCCAAATTACATGATTATCAGTGATAAGGATGAACATTATTTAAGTGACTGCGAACACTCGTTATTACTTGATATAAACGGAGAAACAGTTTGGGATAACACAAAACATTATCAGGATGGGACGTATATTATTCGAAAGGGAGAACGTATCGCTCAGGGCGTTATAGCACCAGTAATAACAGCGCATTTTGAAGAAGCAGACGAGCTATCGGATAGTGAGCGCGGAACAAATGGATACGGATCTACAGGTACAAAATAATACAAGAGGAGCAACATCATGAAATGGCTGTTTTATGTATACATTCTTCAAATGTGTTTCGTACCAGCATTAATTTATCAAATTATCATGAATTTGATTTTAAAAGATAACGTAAATCCTACGTCAATATTCGCGTTAATCCTATTGATCTGGGCGATTCCTAGATTCAATCCTATATGGAACGAACTAATAGAAAAATGGAAAAAGAAATAAAACAAAATTTGAATTTTATTAAGAAAGGGAGATATGAAAAATGAACGCAATGGATTTTTTGAGAATATCGCCACTTATTAACGACTGTCCCAAATGTGGTAATCAATTTGTTGGTAACGGTCAAGGTACATTAGAAGTTGATGACGATATAGTTAAGCGTACTTGTAAATGTGGGTTTAATTTCGAGTATGACGTTAATAACGGAACAGACAAAAAGAAAGTTAAGCGAGCGATTGATGAAGCATTAAATAAATTGTAATAAAAGCGTTATTTGAATAGAAAATGGCAGGTAAATTAATCAATTACCTGCCGCGATCTAAAACAGTACGGAGGAACAGGCTCCGTTTTGAAAGAGTGTAGTCATGGGAAATGACTTGTAGATAGTATGTGTAATGTAAAAAAAGATTATTCGTAAAGGGGAATGTGAAATGAAAAGGCTGAATGACTTGGAATTTATACAAAACGGAATGGTGTTAGTGGATGTCGAGGGGCGAGAAGGTACGATTACAGGCATTAGGGAAGTGGAAGGATTCGGAACTTGGGTGCAATTTAACGGAAATCAAAAGAAGGAAGTTATGTGGGATTGGAATCGTGTGCGTAATGATGTATTGGTGAAGGATGGAACTTATACAAACTAAACAAAATAGTTATTTGAATAGAAAGTGTGGTGCGTGTAATGGAGTTCGAAAAAGGATACAAGATTCTTTCTGAGTCTGGTTATGAAACAACTGTTGAATTTACTAAAGTGTTTTTTGGAATAAAGCAAATCTGGTTTAGAGACCTTAACGGGTTTCTGACATGGAATACATCAGATAGATTGAAACTTCTAAGTAAGGGAAAAGCGCCAGAGGTAAAAGTATATAAAGAGACAGAAGTAATTCAAAAAATGTTAGATGGTCATATCGTTAAGCTCAAAAGTGAGGATAATGCGACGGGGTTATTAAGGAAATACGAGAATGGCTTGGTTTTGGTTAGATCAATGAAGCCTTTTGATAAATGGGAAGAATGTCAGCGTCCATTAGCTTTTTACCTGAACAATGAATTTGTTGATTATGAAGAGCCATTGGATTATGAACCGGAATAGAAAGGAAGTGCTTGCGAATGGATTTAGGAATGTGTTGTTTCAGAGGATGTACAAAGAGTGCAACAATCAAAGGTTTTATATATGGACACTTTAAAGAAAATGAAGATAAAACGGATAAATTTATTGATTTAGTTGCCTGTGATGAACATGCAAAAGAAAAGGATTTTTATCTAAATTCGAACGAGGAAAACTAAACAAAATTCTTATTTTGGAGGGGAATGGAGCGGATGAGACATACAAGAAATAGACAAATGACAAAAATAGGTGCAGAAAATTTTATGAGAATGAAGAATATCAAAATTTCAACGATACGAAAGCCTGATGGGAAATTTCCTAATAGATTAGATCCAACTTTTAAGTGGAAAAGGGATTTTGATAGTGTGTTTACAAATTTAATTTTCTTTCGTGGTGAGAGCGGTCAATTAAAGGTGGTACTAGCTAAAGAGTCCATGCAAAAGTTAAAAAAACAAGGGTGGATTAACTAAACAAAATCTTTATTTAAAAGAGTTCAGCCCCTAACGGTGCGCTGCTAGGGGCTGAATCTTGAGAACTTTTATTAAAATTACATGAGGTTGATCAGTGAATGTAACTATTGATCTCTCGAATTATAGCACTAAGTTAATTAAAGTTGCAACTCAATATTTGCATTTAGTGATAAAGGATATGGAGGGAATAAAATGACATACTCATCAATCGAATATTGTAATCAGTGTGATAAAGAAATAGCGTTTTGTGATTGTGTTTGTAATGAATGTGGTGGAGATTTGCATGATTGTGAATGTGAAGATAAATAAACAAAATCGTTATTTTAATTGGTTAAGCCCCTTGAAGGGCGCTTCAAGGGGCTAAGATTCGAGAACTTTTAAACTCTTGTTTAATTACATGAAAACTCCTTAAGGAGAATCTATGGTATTTTAACACTCAACTGATTATTTTGACAACTATATATTGATAAAAGAAACCCCGATTGTCGGCGGGGCTTCTAAGGGTAAATGTCAAGCAATGACGTACTCGACTAATTAACCATATCATGAATTTTTTGGTAAAAATACTGGTAAATGTGTCCAAATGTTATGGCCATTAATCTGAATGAAGAGGCTATTTTAGTTGTAGTTAGACAAAAAGGACCCACTATAAATAGCAGGCCCTTTCCTAAAATGGCAAAGAGTAACTCTTACCTTACTCTTCCACTATATAATACACCATATTTGACTGTTTGTGTAGAAAAATGTCGAAAAATGAAATGTTTTATATCAATTATAAGAAAACAAAGAAGCGAGAGTGATAATTGAACAAAAACGCTATTTTAATAGAAAGCGAGGTGGTGATATGAGTCTTACTTTTATAGACTTATTTGCCAGGTATAGGCGGTTTTAGAATGGGCATGGAACAGGCAGGTCATAAATGCCTTGGATATGTAGAATGGGACAAGTTTGCTAGGAAAAGTTATGAAGCAATTCATGATACCGGAGAGGAGTGGACATGGAATGACATTTCAACAATTGACTATAGAAACATTCCTAAATCCGACTGTTGGACTTTCGGATTCCCGTGTCAAGATATCTCAATTGGAGGAAAAACACAAGGATTTGATGGGAAAAGATCCTCTCTATTCTTTGCAGTTACTAAATTATTACGCCAAACAAAAGAATGGAGTCCCGAAAGATTACCTAAAAAATTATTCATTGAAAACGTTAAAAATTTTCTCTCAGTTAACGGAGGATGGGACTTTCTCAAAGCCCAAATTGAATTGGGCGAAATCGGGTATGACTGTGAATGGGAATTACTCAATTCTAGAGAGTTCGGAGTTCCCCAAAGCAGAGATCGAGTATTTATTATCGGACATCTTAGAGGACACAGCAGACGAGAAGTATTTCCTATCAGAAGAACTATTGCAGCAACTCCGTTACCAAGAACAGAGGGATTCAAAATAATTAATAATACTGTTCAAGGGTATGATTACGCGGGTGAAAATGATGTGATTAATTTCGCTTTTCCTGGATCAAATACAAGACGTGGTCGGGTAGGACGAGGATATTTCCAAACGATAGATACTCAATGTTCACAAGCTGTTCTAGATAAAGGGAGATGGCGGCAAATTACACCAAGGGAAGCGTTTCGTATACAGGGATTCCCCGATTGGGTGTTTGATAAGGTAAGGGAAGTAAACAGTGATGTGCAGCTATTTAAACAAGCTGGAAACTCAGTGACTGTACCAGTCATTTATGAAATAGCAAAGAGATTAGTATAAAAATTTCATTTTGTAGAGAAATGAGGTAATGCATTTGAGGTTTTATAAAAATGATCTAGTAATGGTCATAAATCACCCAAAACTACAGGGGTTAGGTAAAGTTACAGAGGCATCAGATGAAATAGCTTTAGTGTGGGTTTACCTATACGCAGATAATAATGAGGAATTCATCCATATTGATTTTTTAAAACATGCTACTGAAGATGAAATAAGAGCAGCTAGCAAAAGCTAACTGCTCAGGTAATGGAAAAAAGCTTAGAAATGGGTATCTACAGTATTGACGGAATATCGATTTTTATTCAGGGGAGGAAGAGGAAAATGACGATTTATTCAGACGTAACCAAATATGCGAAAGAATGCGGAATTACATTAGAACAAGCAAAAGTAAGATGTGATCACTTTTTAAAACTAAATGATGAAGGTGAGAAAGCTCGTGTTTGTCCTGAATGCCAACAACAATCTTTAATAATAGAACATAGTGATTGTGAATACTCATCGACTTCTTGGATTCAATGCGAAGAATGTAATTTTACAGACGATGTTAATAAGGAACAATATGTAGCATTACAACATTGGTACGATTTTGATGATGTGTTAGCGATAGCTTGTACTGAAATGGAAACAGGTATAAAAGATTGGAATAAATTCGTAGAACAATCAAATCAAGACTTAACAAAATAATCCTTTGAATAGAAAGCGAGGTTAAAAGAATGGAAGGTAACGTAAAGCTATTGGGTGCAGACGGAATGTGTGGAATGGAGTTTACAGGGGATAAGGTTAACGTTTATAACGATGCTGGATACGTGATGGAGATCATGACGACGAGGGAGCATGTTCAGGAAGTTATTGATTTTCTTGAAGAGTGTAAAGAACAAATGGAATAGAAAGTGAGGTTAGGAGAATGAAGACTATATATAAGTGCGACAACGTTGAATCAGATTACTTAGAAGTTCTACAAAGACCAGGACAAATCAAACTAGAAATGGTTAATGGAGTGGATGAAAATTGGATCTTCTTATCAGAAAAGGATGCTAAGAAATTGGCTAAGACGATTAATAAAATGTTACGTAAAACGAATGGTCAAGAGGAGGAATAAGAGTGGGTAAAAGTCAACGAGATAAAGGTGCGAGAAGAGAAAGAGAGTTCGCTAAATTAATAGGAGGTTCCCGTGTACCGCTTTCCGGAGCGATGGACGGGTACTCCAATGATGTGAAGGGATTAGGCCTAGAATGGGAAGTTAAAGCAAGAAAGAGCGGATTCAAAACGCTTTATGATTGGATTGAAGATGAAAGGGAACAACCTGATGCAGTTGCGTTGAAAGTTGATAATAAGCCTTGGTTGGTATGTATGACATTGGACAAGTTCTTGGAAATTGTAAACCGCGAAAAAGGGGTTGAGTAGATGACAAAGACAAAAATCTACGTATGGGACCGTATTGAGGGTAACGATAGAGTTATAGATGTGTATTTTTCTAGACCAGCTAAGTTTAGTTATATCGATTGGATATAGGAGAAGAATAGAATGAGTAGATTCAAAATAAAAACGTTCGGAACAGTAACGTCGCAAGGTATTGTAATTGAAACCGATGATGGCGTTGTAACAATTCATACAGACGACATGTCTTACGCACATGAATTAGCAGATGCAATCGAAGAATATGCGACAGAGGTTGAAGTAGAGGGTTAATGGATAACGGAACCATGACTAACAGTGTGGTGGGGGCTGTATTGTAGTCATCGTTCCCTTATTCAACAAAGAGATAGTAAAATTTCACGTACCTGATGTGAATGTAAAAAGACAAATTCAGAAATAGGGGGATTACAGATGGAACAATTAGCATTCTTTCCAGAAATCGATGATAAGGAGTACAAATTAATTCAAAAAGCAGTAGTAAAGGTGTTGCGCGATTATAAAGCTCTAGCTGTACGTATGGAGAATCAAACTGAGTGCGAGAGGGAAAGTATTCAGTTATTCCCTGAATTACGTGATACAAGGAAGTTAAATGATTATAAGTATTTGCAGATTAAGAGGGCGCTAGAACATTCATTAGATCCTGAGCAAAGAGAGATTATTGAGAGAAAGTATTTAAAAAGTGGAGTAATGAATGACACATTAATCAAAGCTCAAATGATGCTAGAACATAAGTGGTATTACTATCAAAAGAAAAGCGCGATCATGGCAATTGCAACTGCATTACGGATGATTTAACTAAATAAAAATCGGGAACAAAATGGGAACAAATACGGAAGAAAGTGAGGAACAAATGAATGCGTATTTCAAATTATCATTATCTTACAAGCTCATTCAAGAGCTTTTTGACAGCCCTTTGACAACCGCATATCGAAGAGGATTAGTACACCTATTAGTGAAACGTTCTTATGCGAGAATGTCACGGTAACGTATACCGCATAGTAGGGCGGGCAAGGCGGTAAGAACCCGCGTTAAGACGAAAAGACCAATGAGTTAATTATAATGACATATTCCAGTGTGGCGGGTGCGAGATAGACCGCATTCGTCATGCTGTTTCTAATTTGTATCAATCGATCAGTACAGAATCCACCTTCTGTATTGAATATTGATATAAAATTCAATACTCCTGTTATGTTGATTTCTAAGAATGGGGATGGTTTTCATGATTGAATGAATACCGTTCTAAAAATCTAAAAAGTATACGTATCTCGTACATTAGTAATTACTCACGATTCTTATTAATGACCAAAACGAGGGCAAAGAGTTCCACTCTTTGTTTGAGCCAATATAAAGGAGAAGAAAATATGTATAAACAGGATATAAGATTATCAAGAAGATACTTAGCGAATCCATATCAAAACCAATCGTTTTTAGAACGACTTAAAATAAATAATTCAATTGTTCTTAGAGACAATAAAGTTATTATTGATTTAGGAAACGGGTATTCAGAAATAAAACCTATAGACAGTAATAAACGATTTAAAAATTAAGCATCCAAAATGGGTGCTTTTTTCTTTGTTGTATAGAAATTACACATTAAACGTGAAGTTGAATAAAATGGACATTTGGTAAGGAGAGTGAGTATGGACGAGGCGGTATGGAGAACTACACCACATAATACAGTTAAGCTAAAACCGGTTATACGTCGTAGAATTGACCCGAATAAGATACAATCTGTTCAAGATATATTAGAAATTCTAAAAAGGATACCTATGTATGTTGATGATGAAGCTATAAAAGGGATTGAACATTTAATTGCTGATGATAATGATTAAATCATTAGCAATTATCGTAGGCGCTGCCGTGATCTGGGTGGCGTCTTGTTTGTTGTTAAGGAAAGATAAGGGGTGAGGGGATAGTGTTAAACGGAAATGGTTGGGCATGGCTTTTGGTCTTTCTATGGGAAGCTAAATGGTTCACGTTGGCGTTAATTTTACCATCGTTACTAATTGGATTAGGAGCAGGGTGGATTATATGGGGATGAAAGCGATTGTGGTTTGTGCAGGAACACTGAACGAAGCATTTGCTATGTTGCATGAAGCTCTTGTTGGTATGAGTGAGCAGGTTAAGGAACAGATTAAAGAATTTAATGATTTAATCAGAGACGCTTGTATGTACGAAGAAGAATTAGAATTTAACGAACGTATTAGTTTTCCCTGCAATGTAGTTAAAGTCTTGAAATCGCAGGTATTGAATCGTAAGCCGATGCTTATTAGAGCTAGGACTACTTGTTAGGGGGAGAATTATGACTAGAGAAGAAATGATTCGATTCGTCATTGATGGCGGAAAAGAGTTTGGAGAAGATTACACTCATAAAGAATTAGAGAAGATGACCGATGAGGAATTAAATAAACAAGTTGAATGGGTGGACTATCTGTTGGGTAAGTAATCGTTACAAAACAAACGAACACAACGAACGAAAATAAAGGAGGCGGAACATGCTAGATAGTAAGACTAAAGAAGTTGTAGAAAGAGTGTATGAGCACGCTAAACAATTTGTCATTGAACATCAAAAAGTATCTGTTTCTTTCATTCAACGTAGATTTCGAATTGGTTACACTGCAGGGGCTACAATAGTAGAACGTTTAGAAGAAGAAGGTATTGTCGGTCCTGAAAAACCTAATTTACATCCAAGAGACGTATTAGTAAAAGAATATAGACCAGGACAAAAATAGAGATAGTTAACAAAGTAAAGTTTATGCAGGAAATAACGAGTGTTTTAGGGTGAAAATAGCGTAAAATCAACAGTGCATAAAAGATATTGCGGGTGGAAGTACTCGAAAGTGGCACAAACGTTGATATGACGGCGTATTTCCCAAAAACCTTGTTTACATAAGATACATTATCACCAGTCATTTGTATAAATATTTAATTTCCCTGCATAAATTAGTTTTCGTTATGGATTTTTAAAAATAAGATTCTTTTGAGGTGATATCGTGCTGATCTACATTGTAAAAATGGATTACTGTGATGATTTGGAAATCATGCTAGCAACAACTGAAAAGGATACAGCGTTAGAAGAATTCATTTCATGTTCGATATTTTCTTTGCAAGTTTGGGAAAACGGAGAAGTTCTTATTGAGATATTCTCTAATGAAGGTGAATACTTTGCTGATGGTGGATTAGAAAGATACCCAGAAAAAGGACAACAGTTATTTAAAGAGATAGTAGAACAATTACAGTAGCGAATCCGCTGCTTTTTTATTTTGGAGGAGGATGAAGGATGGAAGATATAAATGTGATTAATCATAGACTTCTAACGTTAGAAACAACAGTACAACAAATGGCCAATAAGGAAATGATCATGCAGGGACAAATTAACTGTTTGAATGATACTGTAGATGGGTTGAAGCAATATGTTAACGATTTACAAAGGGATAATGAAGGTTTAATTCAAACGTTAAAATGTGTTTCAGTAAGTGTAGAAGCATTAGGTAAAAAGGTTAATATGTTAGAAAATGGATTAGCAATGAAAGCTGATAAAACTCATGTTCAACAAATAAATGAACAATCTGAAATAATTAAGAAGATTAACGGTAGTAAGTCGTTAGGGATGGATTCTAAAGTTAGTATTTCATTAGATGGAAAAGTAACTCTTGAATCTATAGTTGAACAAAAAACAAATGCTATCAAAGTATCAGTGAATGATATTAAGGGAGTAAAAACAAAGGAGGATTCACAAAATGGCTAATAACAAGTTAATTATTCAAGTAACTGCGGATGCAACTGAAGCATTAGAGGGAATTAAAGAAGTAACTGACGCTGCAAATGAATGCACGGAAGCGTTAGAGAAATTAGAAAAGGTTATGGGGAAATTCACTAATAAGAATGATGTGATTAAAATAGATGTTCCTGTTCTTATAAACGGAAGGAAAATAGCTGAAGGTATTACGAGAATTACGGAAACAGAAAGGGAGATAGCTTCAAGAACATGTTAAGGAAATGTAGGGGGCGATAGCTAATGAAACTAACTAAACAAGAACAAGCGGTTATAATCAGCACATTCATTTCGATGTTAGGAACAGATCTTGTAAATGAGCGTATCGATAAACAAAAATTAGAAAGTGTGCTTCCTATCTTTAATGAGATGGAAGATAACACAACACCAAAGCAAAGAAGAGAAGCAATAATTAGTTTGCTTGGTAAGACGGTAGATGAATTCTTAAAACAATAGCCATAAAAAAAGGAAAAGCAACTCGCTCTGGGGTGCGAATCACTTTTCCTGATGGCAATGTTAACTTTATTATAACAACTTGGACATATTTGTAAATAACTTATTTGAATCTTCCGTAAAATAATTTAGGAATTACCGTGAGGTGGTGGTTATGGCTAGACAACGAAGCCCAGACAGAGATAAAGCATTCGAAATATATAAAGCAAGTAAAGGTGAGAAGCCATTAGTTGATATTGCAGCAGAGTTAAAACTCAAACCTTCGCAAATCAGAAAGTGGAAATCACAAGATAAATGGGATGAACAAATGAATGGTAACGTTACTATTGCGAAAAGGAGCGTTACTAATGTTAAAAATCCCAAAACAAAAGAAAAACTAAAAGAGATTTTAGAAGATGAAGAGCTGACCGAAAAGGAACGGCTCTTTTGTTTGTATTACGTGAAATACTTTAATGGTACACAAGCTGCATTGAAGGCTGGATACTCCAAAGATGGTGCTCATGTACAAGCGAGTCGATTACTAAGACGTGAACGCGTTTCTTCTTATATAAAAGAACTTAAAGGTGAGTTAATCGAGAATGTATTTGTAGAAGCAATGGATGTACTAAAAGAGTACATTAAGATTGCTTTTGCTGATATTACTAACTATGTGACTTTTGGACAAAGGGAAGTTGAACTAGAACCAGAAGAAAGAACAACAGTTGATGAAGAAGGAAAAGAAGTGACGGAGTTTATTACGGAAACACGTATGATGAACTTTATTGATTTAGCTGAGTCTGATATGGTAGACGGTTCGATTATCACTGAAGTGAAGCAGGGACGTGATGGTATTTCCATTAAACTTGCTGACAAGATGAAAGCTCTGGACAAACTGTCATTATACTTTGATTTATTCCCTGATAACTTTAAACGAAAAGTTGATGAGGAAAGATTACACATGCAGCAAGAAGCTCAGAAAGTACAGATCGAGAAGACAAAAGCTGAAATCAAACGTATTGATGACGGTGACGATGATTCGACTATCGAAATTACTGTTGATTACGGTGATGACGATGAGTAAAACGAAAGTACAGTTCAATCGTATTTTCAAACCAGTTAATGAATGTAGAAAGCGTTACAGGGCTTTGAAAGGTTCTGCTGGTAGTGGAAAGTCAACTAATATCGCACAAGATTACATTCTTAAATTATCTGATCCGAAATACCAGGGTGCTAATTTACTTGTTGTACGAAAAATAGATGTTACTAATCGTCATTCTACTTATGCAGAATTAAGAAAGGCAATTAATATCATATTCGGCAAGAAAGCTAATAAGTACTGGACTATTAGGCAAAGCCCCTTAGAAATGGTCTGCAAAACAACGGGAAATATGATTATTTTCCGCGGCATGAAGGATGATAACGAGCGTGAAAAAGTCAAATCAATTACGTTCGAACACGGTAAATTAACGTGGATATGGATAGAAGAATCAACAGAGTTAAAAGAAAATGATATTGATATTCTTGATGACCGTTTGCGCGGTATACTGCCAAACGAAAATCTGTACTATCAAATTACATTTACGTTTAACCCTGTGTCATCTACTCACTGGATTAAGAAAAAGTACTTTGATATAGAGCACCCTGATATTTTTACTCATCATTCTACATATTTAACAAACAGGTTTATTGATGATGCGTACCATAGACGCATGATGTTACGTAAAGAGCAGGACCCGGAAGGATACCAAGTATACGGAGAAGGTGACTGGGGTGAGATTGGCGGTGTAATTCTTAAAAATTATAGAGTTCACGACTTTGATACTTCATTTGAACGATTCGACTCTATGAATCATAGCCAAGACTTTGGTTTTAACCATGCTAATGCCATTCTTACAGGTGGCTGGAAAGATGGAGAGTTATATATTTGCAATGAGATATACGTCCATGAGAAAGATACGAATGAGATTATTGAGATTGCAGATAAACAAGGTCTAAACAAACGTTTGTTTATGTATTGTGATTCTGCTGAGCCTGATCGTATTAAGATGTGGAAGAAAGCAGGATACAAAGCTACTGCTGTTGTTAAGAATCCAAATAGTGTAAAAGCTCAAATAGACTATTTAAAAACATTAAAAATACACATTCATCCTTCTTGTGTAAATACCATTGCAGAAATACAACAATGGAAATGGAAGAAGGATTCGAAAACCGGATTATATTTAGATGAACCTGTTGAAGTATTTGACGATGCTATGGCTGCGTTACGCTATATTATTGAGAGTAAACGACGTAGTAAAAAAGCAAAAGCAGTTAAATCAATCTATTAAGGAGGTGAGACGATGTTTGAACATTACATTCCATTACTGGATGAAAATAATGGTGAACCCACACCAAAGCTACTCAAAAAAATTATTGATGAGTTTGAACCAGTAAAACAACGCATGATTAATAGATTTGAGCGCTACAAAGCAAGCGAAAAAGGTGTGCCTATCTTTACTCGTGAATTTAAAGGTGATGGTAATAAAGATAAGGTTAACAACAAGCTAAATAATGACTTCTTTTCTGAAATTATTGATACAAAAATAGGATATATGTTCGGATTGCCTATTTCATATAGCCTAGATCATGAAGATGAGGAAGTGTTAAAACGAATTCAGGACTTTTTAAAAGCAAATCACACTGAAGATGCGGATGCGGAAACAGGAAAATTCGCTTCTATTTGTGGATATGGGGCTAGACTACTTTACCATGACAAAGAAGGTATTGAAAAGGTTATGAATATCAAACCTTATGAAGCTATCTTCCTTACGAATTCAAGCATTGCAGAGCCTAAATACGCCATCCGCTGCTATCCGATCAAAGTAATTGACGGTGATGACTTTAAAGATGGATATAAAGTGGAATTTTACAATGATACGCAAATCATTGAGTACACAGGTGAAGATTTAGATAAGTTAAAAGAAACGAATAGAATCACTAATTTATACAAAGGTGTACCACTTATCGGATTCCCTAATAATGAGGAATTACAAGGTGATGTAGATAAAGCTTTATCCCTTATTGAAGGGTATGACAGAACTTTATCTGATGTAAATAGTGAAGTCGAACAGTTTCGTTTGGCTTATATGATGTTCCAAGGTGTAGAAGTAGATGAAGAAACAGTTGAAAACTTAAAGAAAACAGGAGCATTACAACTCCCGGAAGGTGCAAATGCATTCTTTTTAACGAAAGATTTAAATGATAATATTTTGGAACATCATTTAGATAGATTAGAAAAGAATATATGCCGCTTCACAAAGCATGTCAATCTTTCTGATGAATCATTCGGAGGTAACCTCACTGGTGTTGCTATTCGTTATAAATTACTAGCGTTAGAAACGAAATCTGGCACATTAGAAGTGAAATTCACTAAGTCATTGCGTCAACAATTTAAGTTACTATTTGATGCATGGAACTTACGTTCGAACAAAGAAGAATTAGATTATCTTTGCATGACATTCCAGTTCACACGAAATATTCCTGTTAATTTAGCAGATGAAGCAGAAGTGCAGGCGAAACTGCAAGGTTTAATCAGCGAAGAAACTCGTTTATCTTTATTCTCTGCTATTCATGATCCAAAATCAGAATTACAAAAGATGAAGGAAGAAGAAGCGGATTCTATCGATCTTGACGCTGTGAATGAAGGCGGTGAAAATATTGGAATGGGACAAGAAGCAGAAACACCTCCAAAAGATAGAGGACGAGCTGGAAAAGGCGATTCTCTACCTGTATAAAGATGCTTTGGAAGAAGTCAGAGGAATACTGGCTTTTTATTATGCGAAATATGCAGTGAATGAACAGTTGAGCATGCAGGAAATGCGTCGATTCAATCGATATAAGAACCTGCAAAGTGAGCTGCAACAAGTTATTAATGAAATAACATATGAGAAAAAGAAAACTCTCAACGAAAAGCTCTCCGCACAATATGGGGAGTCTTTTTATTATACAAGTTACCTTATAGAGCAAGAAGTTGGTGTAGCTCTTTCGTATGGTCTTCTGGACCCGAACGTTATTAAACGTGCGGTACAAATGCCAATCGATAAAATGACACTCAATCAAAGGTTAAGTGTGCATCGAGTGCAGATAATTAGCCGAATACGTAAAGAATTATCCATTGGCCTTAGAAAAGGTGAAGGGTATGCGGTAATGGCTAATCGTATTAAGCCGATTCTAGATGGTGATGCAAAGAAAGCACAAATGGTTGCATGGACAGAAAGTGCGAGGGTGCAAAACTTAGGTACGTATGACAGTGCATCTCAAGCTTTTGATGAAGGCGTATCAATGGAGAAAATTTGGATTTCTACATTAGATAAACGTACACGTCCTACTCATCAAGCGGCAGATCATCAGAAAGTACCGTTTAAAGGATTATTTAAAGTTGGTGGTTATAGCTGTGAATATCCACATGACAGTAATTTACCTGCTAAAGAAGTTGTGCGCTGCCGCTGTACATTCATTACTGAAGTAGCGGATGTTAGTCCATTCATTGAGAGAAGGGCTAGAAATCCAACAACAGGCAGGAATGAAGTGATTACCGCAGTTAGTTACGAAGAATGGAAGGATGGTTTGGAATAATGAATTTTGGAAAAGCACTCGAATTAATGAAAAGTGGTAATAAGTTATCACGTAAAGGTTGGAATGGTAAGAACATGTTTGCTGTTTATCAAAAAGGGTATCCGAAGGGCATTCCTTGCAACAAACAAACGGCAGAAGCTTGGGGGTTAAATGAGGGTGATTTATTTAAGGTGCGACCTTACTTGCAATTACGTTGTGCTGATGGTTCTCATGCAATGTGGGTTCCTAGTGTATCTGATATTTTAGCTGATGATTGGATGGTGGTTGAATAATGAATTTCGGACAGGCATTTGAGGAAGTAAAACAAGGTAAAGGTATGCGATTACCGCAATGGAGCGATGATGTCGTAATTCGCGCTCAATTCCCTGATGAATATAGCAAAATGACAGCTCCATATCTGTATGTAGAATCTCGTTTTGGTCGCGTTCCGTGGAAAGAAACGAATATTGAGTTATTCGCTGAAAATTGGATGATTGTTGAGTAATAAAAACAAAACACTTGAGGGCTTATAGATTACGAACTAAATAGGGCGTAGTCATAGGAACTCAAAGGAGGAAAAATGATGAATATTTTACAAAGACATAAGCAGTTACAGTTTTTTAAAGAAAAGGAAGTAACGAAATTACCTTTACGTTTATCAAATCTGCAATTCTTTTCTGATCCTACACCACCTGCAGATGATACACCACCAGATGAGCAAACACCACCTGTTGATGATACAAAAGAACCACAGTTAGATGAAGCGACGAAAGCATTTATCGAGAAAATGGTTCAATCAGCAGAAGATAAAGTGCGTACAAAGTATACAAAAGAATTGAACGCTGCAAAAAAAGAGCTAGAAAGCTTCCGCACTGCTTCTATGACTGCTCAAGAAAAAGCGGAATATGAAATGAAGCAACTCCAAGAGCAAAACGATAAACGAGAAAAGGTATTACACCAAAAAGAAATGCAATGGGCTGCAACTGAGGCGCTATCCGAAGTAGGGTTAGATCTTAAATTTGTGGACTTTGTTATTGGTGCTGATGCAGATGATACAAAAGGGCGTGTAGCGAAGCTTAATGAGTTATTCAATACTTCATTAGAAGCTAAAGTAGCTGAGAAATTTAAAGCAGCAGGACGCGAAATTCATGCTAGTGGTGGTACTGGTGCGGTATTCACACGTCAACAGGTTGCATCAATGAGTCAATCTGAAATTAATGAAAACTGGGCGCAGATTCAAAAAGACATGCGTACCTGGACAAACTAAGGAGGAATTAATATATGTCAGTAGCAACTTTTATTCCAACAATTTGGGAAGCGCGTTTAATGGCGAACTTCCACAAGCGTTCTATCGCTGATTTAATCACAACAAAGCCAACAAAAATCGAAGGGAACAAAATCATCTTTAACCGCGTTGGTGCTGTAAATGTAAAAGACTATTCTGGTTCAGTTGAATGGGATGATACAAACCCTTCTAAAGTAGAAATTAACATGGACCAAAAGAAATACTTTGCTTTCAAGGTAGACGATGTAGATGCTGTACAAGCTGCTGGGGATTTAATTGACCCGCATACACAAGAAGCTGGTTCAGTACTTCAAGAAACAGTAGATACATTTGTGTTAGGTCTTTATACAGGTGCTCATAAAGATAATGTAATCGGTACGGACTCTACTCCAATTGAATTATCACCTAAAAATGCATACGACTACATTGTTGACCTTAATACAAAGTTAAACATGAAAAAAGTGCCTAAAACTGATCGTTTTACAATTATTAACTCTCAAGTGCTTGGATTACTATCTAAGGATGACCGTTTTACTAAACAACCTGTTATTTTAGAAAATGGCGTTGTAGAAGGGCAAGTTATCAACGGTTCACAAATCGTTGTATCAGAAGAAACACCTAATACAGCTGGTAAATATAAAATCCTTGGACTTCACAAGTCTGCGATTGGACATGGAAAACAATTAAATGAAACAGAAGCACAACGTCTTCAAACTTCATTTGCTGATGGTGTTCGTGGTCTTATGGTTTACGGTGCTGGAGTGCTTCGCCCAGAATCATTAGCAGTACTTACAGCTACAATCGTACCAACTACACCAGAAAAACCAGAGGGACAGGCGTAAGCCTTTCCTCTTTCTTTTGAAAGGAGAGATAGTATGCCTTGGTTTTTGAACACACAAACAGATGTTAAATGGGAAGTGACAGATGCAGATCATGTAAAGCGTTGTAAAAACGACCCTGTATACGAAGAAATAGATGAACCGAAACCAGAAACAGCTAAAAAGAAAAGAAATACTCCTACAAAGACGAGTGAGTAAATGGATATGAAAGCAGAAATCCTAAAACGTGTACAATCCAAACTACCTAATATAAGCCCTGAAAGTTTATTAATAGACATTGAAGATACAATGTTTATGGTTGCTGAGTACACAAATAGAACAATACCTGAATTCCCTCCTGCTTATCCTGGTATTATCGCTAAAATGGTGGTTCATCAATATCAGGAGCAGGAAAGAGAAGGGAAGAAAAGTGAATCATTAGGAAATTACTCTGTTGCTTATGACGATGTTGGAGATTATCCTGCAAGTATTACGAAAGGACTGAAAGTGAGGTTACGTGTCTTATGATTCAATCCATGATTTGTAAGTTTGGCAAAGATGCTTCAGTACTTCGTAATTCTGGTTCTGATGATGGACCATATCCAAAAGAAGAATGGGAACAAATTAACACTGTTAAAGGTGTACTAGATGCTATACAAGGAACAAAGGACGCTCGTAATAAGAAGGTAGAAGAAAAGAGTACGCATTTCTTTTACTGCTTCCCATTTGATGTAACAATTCAAGATAGATTAGTTATTGATAGGAGGGTATACAGTGTCACTTTTCCTGGTGATCCGATGAATGCAGGTAGATTTTTTCAAATAGAATTGGAGATGTTGCCTTATGAGCATGCAGTTTAGGTCTAATAGAGCTCAAGTGATGGCTAAACATATGGCAGCTAAGAAAGCGGCTCATACTGCTATTGGCCAATTTGTTACTTCTAAAGCTAAGTTACTTACTGCTGTGGATACAGGTAATACCAGAAGAGGGAACAATTATAAAGCTACTGCTGAAAAAGCTGTAATCGGAAATTCTGTTGATACATCTATTTATTTAGAAAAAGGCACAGGAATCTTTGCCGAGGATGGGGACGGTCGTAAAACTCCTTGGATGTATCAAGACCCCAAAACAGGAAAATGGATTAAAACTAAAGGGCAACACCCACAACCTTTTTTGCGTCCTGCAGCAGAGAATAATAAACCGATGATTACGCAAGTTGGCACACGAACATATTCGTCATTAATGAGGTAGATAGCATGAATGACTTTATAAATGTATTACACAGTGAATTGAAAAAGATTCATAAGGAATTGTATTATGAAATCGCTAAAACAACCGCAAATATGCCTTATCTGGTGTACACGGTAAATGATGATAAAGAACCCTGGGGAAGAAAAAATATCATGCTTACAATTGATATTTATGGTACTTCTGCTCATATAGCAAAGATTGATCAACTAATTACAGACTTAGAAAACAACCTTCATAGAAAGAGATTAAGCAGCGCTGAATTTGGCGCTGCTATTTCTTATCTTTCGAGTCAGAAAGTACCTGATCCAGATCCAAATATAAGACGCAAAGAAGTAAGGTTCATTTTACGAACTTATTTTAAACAATAGAAAGGGTTGATTATATGGCAGCTCCACAACCAAAACCAGAGAATGTCCTCTTCGGAGATTGGGGGGCATTCTTCTTTAATTACGGAGAAACTGATGAATTACCAGTAGGCGCTACACAAGGTGGCGGTTCTTTTAAGTATGAGCCAGAGTTTAAAGAAATTGAATATGATGGTTCTCCTGGTGACACTATGGGGATGAAACGTATTACAAAATCAAAAACTCAAATCAGTTTTAAAACGCTTGAATTTCTTGATAAAGATAAAATTAAAAACTTTATTGCTGGACTAAAAGTATCAGAAGAGACTGTTACAAAAGATGGAAAAACTATCAAATACGATGTAATTGAAGCGACAGAACGTCTAACTAAAGATAGCTATTTGAAAAATGTAGCATGGGTTGGCGAAACTTTAGGTGGCGATATCGTTGAAATTATCGTATATAACGCATTATCTGACGGTTCATTAGAATTAGGATTTGAAAATGAAAGTGAAGTTGTTCCAGAAGTAATATTCACTGGACATCGTGATCCGGAAAATATTCGAAAAGTGCCATGGAAAAAACGTATTTTAACTGCAACAGAAGCAGCTAAATTAATACCAGCAGATTAAAGAGTAGGGATATCCCTACTCTTTTTATTTTAAGGAGGAATAAATGTGACTATTACAATTCAAGAAAAAGAATATAAAGTGAGACAAATTCATGGCGGAGATTTATTTTCTGTAGTTCGTATTTTGAAGAAATCGAAATTCAAGGTTGATATTAACTTACTTAAGGATTTAATGATGGGCGTACGAAATAAAGAGGGAGCAACAGAAGCTGATGTATTAGCTGCACAAGAGACGTTCGGTTACGACATTATTATGAAATTTATCTTTGGATTAGAAGAAGCGGAACAGGAATTCTTTGAGTTTGTAGCCGGACTTTTAATTCATGAGGATGAAAACGGTAAAAAAGCATCTCCAGAATGGGAAACAATACGAACTTTAAATCTAGAAGCGTTAATTAAGTTATTTACTACAATCAAAGATTCAGAAGTTGGATTGGTTAAACTTTTTTCCAATGCGGTGAACTTGATGAAATAGACTTCATCGATACATTAGCTTCTCGTTATCCAAATATGGAGTACATACGTGGTTTGGATGCCGAGATAGTTATTAATCTGTATCTCACCGCAAAGAAAAAAGAAATGGATCGCATGTTATGGGAAGAATGGTGCGCTTTACAGCCATATTGTGAAGAAACATTCCCTCAATTCAAACATAAACGTGAGAATCCAACGCAAGAACAGGTACAACAATATAACAATTCTATTGAACAAACACCAAAACAAAAGTTGACCAAAGAAGAAGTGTTTGCTCGTGTTGCGAAAATCCGCGGAAAGGCGGGTGAATAGATGGAACTATTTCGTATGTTTGGGTCAATATTCTTAAAGGATGATCAGTTACAAAGAGGATTGAACCGAGCAGAACAACAAGGTCAGCGTACCACTGGAATTTTAAATAGAGGATTTAGCCGAATGGGACAAGCAGCTGGAGTTATGGGTGCTACTGTTGGTTCTTCCGCTTTAGCTATTGGCGGTATGGCGGGAATAGCGGTAGGAGCTGGTGCTGCTTTAGCGGGGATAGTATCAGCTGGGGCAGGTTTTGAAAAGACAATGTCGGCTGTACAAGCTGTAACGGGTGCATCTGGTCAGGACATGAAAAAAATGTCTGAACTAGCTAAGAAGATGGGTTCGGAAACGAAATTCAGTGCATCTCAGGCGGCAGAAGGTATGCAATACCTTGGTATGGCTGGTTTTAAAACAAACGAAATCATGGAAGCTATGCCAGGTATGCTGTCATTAGCTGCAGCTGGTCAATTAGATTTGGGATTAGCTGCTGATATTACATCAAATATCATGTCGGGATTTGGATTGAAAGCTGATCAAGCGACTCACTCTGCTGACGTATTAGCGAAAGCCGCTTCTAGTTCCAATACAAACGTAGAACAAATGGGGGAAGCAATGAAGTATGCGGCAGGTTCAGCTTCAACTGTTGGTTTTACGATGGAAGAAACATCTGCTGCCATGATGGCAATGGCGAATGCTGGATTACAAGGTTCTGTTGCGGGGCAAGCGTGGGGGACTTCATTAAACCGATTAGCTAAGCCAACAAAAGAAATGAAGAAAGTTATGGGTGAATTGAATTTAGAATTCTTTGATTCACAAGGGAAAATTAAACCATTACCACAACTTGTTAGTGAATTAGAACAGAAAACAGCAGGAATGACAAACCAACAAAAAGCTGCAACATTATCAACACTGTTTGGTGCGGAAGCATTTAAAAACTGGGCTGCATTAATGAAAGTTGGCGGTGAAGAACTAGGAAGAATGACAGATGGACTCGTTCACGCTGATGGCGCTGCTAAAAAAATGGCTGACACTATGTCAAACAACCTTTCTGGTAAGTGGGATGAATTTAAATCTAAATTAGAAGGTTTAGGTATTACTATATTCACCATTATCGCTCCTGCCTTATATGCAATTCTTCAAGGTGCTATAGATGCTGTAAAAGGTATAGATATGTTCATTCAATCTATCATTCCTTTAGATTCTTATATTGAAAATGTAAAGAAAATATCTGAAGCATTAAAAGCTATGTGGCAAGCAGCAGCCGGAGACAGGGATGCCATGGTGGAAGGTTACGATATTCTTACTAAATTAGGTTTCTCTGCTGATGCAATTCAAACAATACAGAGCATCACTGAAGCTGTACGATTTGGTGTAGAAACCATGAAAGGTCTTGTTTCTGGCGATTGGGGTTCTGCTTATAATCTGCTAGAAAAATTAGGTTTCTCTCCAGAAAAAATAGCTGATATACAGATGTTTGTTCAAGAGGTACAACTACAGATAAATAATTTCATAATGAATGTACAAAATTTAATTTCAGCTGCTGCCCCAGTAATTATGGGGATAATTGGTGCTACGTGGGATTTTATTAAGGGAATATTTGAGACAATAGCTCCTTACTTAATGCCTTTGTTGACAGATGTCCTTAACTTTGTGAATGGAATTATATCTCAAATCGCTGCATTTTGGAAAGAAAATGGAGATCAAATTGTGCAAGCTGTAAAAAATGCATTTTCAATCATTCAATCTATCATAGCTTTTGTAATGCCAGCTGTCATGATGATTGTAAAAAGTGCTTGGGATGCTATTAAAGATATAATCCAAGGTGGAGTTAACATCATCATGGGTATTATTAAATTTTTTGCTGCACTACTGACAGGTGATTTTCGCGGTATGTGGGATGCAGCGAAACAAATTTTCAGTGGAGCCATCCAATTAATTTGGGGGCTTATTAATTTCTCGTTTGTTAAACAAATTTTCGGTGCAGTGAAAGGGCTCGCATCTTCTTTCGGCTCTACGATTAGTAGCATGTGGTCTACTGTTGTTGGATATTTCAAGACATTTATCAAGGAACCAATCGCTTCTGTAGTTCGTATGGCAATTGATATAGGTGAAGCCGCTATGAAAATCAAAGATAAACTGATTAATCCTATTAAAGAAGCTTGGAGTGGAATTATGGGATGGATTGATAAAATTAAAAACGGTGTAGCAAATATGTTTAGTGGTATTCACATTCCTGTTCCAAAGATTAGTGTAAATGGATCACTAAACCCTGTTAATTGGGCAAGTGAAGGTTTACCATCTTTTAGTGTTAAGTGGGCTGCAAACGGCGCTTTAATTAAGCCTGGTAATCCTACATTAATTGGTGTTGGTGATGCTCGAGGATATGACGAAACAGTTCTTCCTTTACGCAAACAAACTTTCGATGCGATTGCCAATGGAATAATGGGATCACTACCATTAACTCAACAAGCCGGAGCACAACAATATACATCGCAAGGACCAACTATTTTACAAGTTAATTTAAATGGACGAGAAATAGCGAGAGAGATTTACCAAGATGTTAACGAGTTTCAAGAACAAGAAAAAGAAAGACGTAAAGTATTTTAGGCAGGTGATGATATGACCGGAATTGGTTTCTTTAGTTTTAATGGTAAAAGAAATCCCAATGTAATTCCATTGCAGGGTAAAAAACGCCCTGCATGGGCTCCTTTGGAGCGTACATTCCTTGAAGTTCCTCACTATCCAGGTGGACGTTTGATAAGAACGCAAACGAAAATGAGAAAAATAATTGTACCAGTTTCATTATTATATGAATCCATGGAGGAAGCAGAAAAATTAAAAGAAGAAATAGCAGATTGGCTCATTACAGACCAACCTCAGGAACTTGTTTTTGATGACGAAAAAGATCGCACGTACTTAGCTGTTATTGATGAAGCATTTGACCCAGAACAATTAGTGAATTTAGGAGAAGGAGTACTTACTTTTGTTTGTCCTATGCCTTATAAATTAGGGAAAACAAATACTCACAAATTTACGCAAGAGTGGTCTACAGAAACAACTTCTTATTTTACTAATAAAGGAAGTGTAGAAGCTCCAGCGTTAATTGAAATGACGGTGAACAAACCAAGTACCTTTTTAGATGTATGGTTTGGAGAGTATCCGCATAATCGTGATTATTTTAGAATTGGCTACCCTCTTACTGTGGAAGAAACAACAGTACAAGAACGAGAAAGAGTCATGTGGGATGAAATGGCTACTCCTATAGGTTGGACTCCTGTTACTGGACAATTTGATGATATGAAAGGGACAGGTAGTTTTAAATCGAGGGGTGGTTATGCACTATATTGCGAAGATTACGGAAAAGAGGTAGGATTCTACGGTGCTATAGCCAAGAAAAACATTCCGGGCGGACCATTACAAGACTTTGAAATGGAGGCATGGATGACTTTAAAGTCCAAAAATATAGGTGAAATGGGACGTGTTGAAGTTCTTCTTTTAGATGAGACGGGTAATCTGGTAACTCGTATCAATATGAATGATCTATATGCGACCGCTGAAATTACAAGGGCACATATGAAAATCGGAAATAGCGGAACACCTAATAGTTTGCGGAAATTAGTTGATACAAGTGGATATTATTCGACTACATTTAACCAATTCCGAGGGCGTTTGCGTATCGCTAGGCGGGGGAAGGTGTGGTCTGTATATGTGGCTAAGTTTATAGATGGTACAGAAAAAGATGGTGCTTCGCTTGTAGAGCGTTGGATTGATGAAACAGGAAATCCGATGACAGAACGTAAAATTGCACAAGTAATGATTGCGATTTGCAAGTGGGATAATCATCAGCCTGTTAACGAAATACAAATTGATGATTTGAAAATTTGGAAGGTAAACAAAGTCCCATCTAATACAAAACCATATATTTTCGATACTGGAGATAAAATTGTTATTGATACTGAGAAAAACCTTGTTACAATCAACGGGGCGAACGCAATCAATATAAAAGAATTTTTCAGTAACTTCCCTATCGTAATACGTGGTGACAATCGTATCGATATCATGCCACCTGATGTAAATGCAACAATCAGTTATAGGGAGAGATATAGATGAGAACACCAAGCGGGATTTTGCATGTTGTGGATTTTAAAACGGATCAAATCGTCGCAGCTATTCAACCGAAAGATTATTGGGACGATATTCGTCATTGGGAAATCAAAAATAATATAGATACATTAGAGTTTAAAACATTTGATGGAACACCACATGCAATTGCTTTACAACAGCAGAATTTAGTCGTTAAAGAAGTTCGTGGTGGGCGACTAGTGCCTTATGTAATTAACAATGAGGTTGAAAGAGATTCTAACGATAGGTCGATTACAGTGCATGCTTCCGGTGCTTGGGTGCAAATAGCGAAAGATGGTTATATTATGCCGCAACGGATAGAAAGTAAAACTGTTAACGAATTTATTGACATGGCTCTTGTTGGCATGAAGTGGAAGCGTGGCATAACTGAATACTCCGGATTTCATACGATGACCATTGACGAAATTATAGATCCTCTTACCTTTTTGAAGAAAATCGCTTCATTATTCGATTTAGAGATTCAATATCGTGTAGAAGTTGTAGGTTCACAAATTACTGGTTGGTACGTTGATATGATAAAGAAACGTGGCAGAGAGACTGGTAAGGAGGTAACCTTAGGTAAGGATTTAGTAGGTGTAAGACGTATTGAACATTCACGAGATATATGCACAGCTCTAGTAGGTTTCGTTAAAGGTGAAGGTGATAACATTATTACGGTAGAGAAAATTAATCGTGGTCTCCCTTATATTACAGATAGCGATGCATTCCAACGCTGGAATGAACACGGAAAACATAAATTCGGTTTTTATACACCAGAAACAGAAGATCAAAATATGTCACCAGAACGTCTTATGACACTTATGAACACGGAATTTAAAAAACGTATGAATTCTTCTGTATCTTATGTAGTTGAAGCACAATCAATTGGTCGTGTGTTCGGACTGGCCCATGAGTTAATTAATGAAGGCGATACGATTCGAATTAAAGATACTGGATTTACACCTAAATTGTATTTAGAAGCCCGTGTTATTGCTGGTGATGAATCTTTTACTGATCCTACACAAGATAAGTATATGTTTGGAGACTATCGTGAGATAGTGAATCAGAATGAAGAATTACGAAAAATTTACAATCGTATTCTTAGTTCGCTTGGTAATAAACAAGAAATGATAGACCAGCTAGATAAATTGGTTCAAGAAGCTAACGAAACAGCTAGTAATGCAAAGAAAGAGTCAGAAGCAGCGAAAGCACTTGCTGAAAAGGTACAAGAAAATATTAAAAATAATACCGTTGAAATCATAGAATCGAAGAACCCACCGACAACGGGTCTTAAACCTTATAAAACACTTTGGCGTGATATTAGTAATGGAAAGCCTGGTGTTTTAAAAATATGGACAGGTACAGCTTGGGAATCGGTTGTGCCCGATGTTGAATCCGTTAAAAAAGAAACACTCGATCAAGTTAATAAAGATATTGAATCTACAAAAACAGAATTAAATCAAAAGGTTCAAGAAGCGCAGAATCAAGCTACAGGACAATTCAATGAAGTACAGGAAGGTTTACAGGGTGTTAGTCGTACAATTTCTAATATCGAAAATAAACAAGGTGAAATTGATAAGAAAGTAACTCAGTTCGAACAGGATTCTAATGGATTTAAAACTTCTATTGAATCGTTAACGAAAAAAGACGGTGAAATTAGCAATAAATTAAATACAGTGGAATCAACTGTGGAAGGTACAAAAAAGACTATTTCTGATGTGCAGCAAACAACAAGCGAACTAAAGAAAACAACAACTGAAATTAAAGAAGAAGCAGGGAAGATTAGTGAACAATTAACAAGCGTAGAAAAGAAGTTTGATGATATTGATATTGGTGGCCCTAACTTAATTACCGGAACAGAGAACAAATCCGCTACAGGTTGGAAGGCTTGGGGAAGCGTTGGGCGTGTTGGCGTATATGCTCCGATAGGTCTAGCAGGTCAAAGTTTATACGTGGAAACAAAATCCGCTGACGGAAAAACGCAACTTCCAATCGCAAAAGATACAAAGATAGGTCTAGAAGCTACTGGACATTCGTTTTCAGTTCGTGCCGGAAGAGAATACACTCTTTCTATGGAAGTTGCGACGAGTGAGTTCGGTGATGTTCTAGATTATATATATCTTATGTATACCGTTACAGGGGGCAATAGGAAGCTTGGTAATATCAAAGTTACAGATTTCCCACAAACCGCACCAGTTTATGTGGGGGCGACTAGATTTTATTATAAAGTAAAATTGACATTCAAAGCTGATCGTGACGATGATAATGTTCACATACTTATCGGTGGCGCTGTAAAACGAGAGCTTACAGGGTCAAATGGTTACGCTTGGATTCGGATTGTTGCATTGAAAATAGAAAAGGGTAATGTAGCAACAGCTTGGACAGTGGCACCAGAGGAACAAGTGTCCGTTGATGAATTCGTAAAAAAAACAACTGAAATTGAGAAAAGTGTAGATGGTATCAAAGAAACAATAACAACAGTAGAAAACAATCAAAGTGGATTTGATAAGCGTGTTGCTACTGTAGAAAAAGATGCAACTACCATTAAACAAAATGTCTCTTTAATACAAAATACGCAGACAGAACAAGGAAGACAATTGCAAGAGGCAAAAGCTGGATGGGAAAATACTGCAAAAGCACTTGAAGGTAAAGTTGAACTTAAACAAGTAGAGGATTATGTTGCTGGGTTTAAGATTCCTGAGTTGAAGCAAACAGTGAATCAAAATAAACAAGATTTATTAGATGAATTAGCTAACAAGCTTGCAACTGAGCAATTTAATCAAAAAATGACTCTAATTGATAATCGCTTTACTATCAATGAACAGGGAATTAATGCA